AAATTAGGTGCTATTGCTGAGTGGTTTCATAGTAAGATACCAGCTATTCAAAATTTTATTTTAGGAATTGCTGATAAAATTCAAGAATTAGTTACAAAAGCAGAACCTTATATAGAGCAATTAAAAGATATATTCGGAAGAATATTTGAAAAAGTTAAACCAGCTATGATAAAAACTTGGAATATTTTATCTAATTTAGCTAAAAAATCAATAGACATTGCTCAAAAAATCATAACTAATTGGGATAGAATTAGCCCTATTGTTTATACCCTTGTTGGAGCGATAACAGCATATAACATTGCAACAACAATAAGAAATAATAAGGAGTTGATTTATGCAGGAATTATAAAAAGTAAAATGGCTTTAGATACTGCACAAGCACTCCTTACTGGACAATTAACCATAAAACAATGGGCTTTAAATGTTGCAATGAATGCAAACCCTATTGGACTTATTATAACAGCTATTGCAGTATTAATTGGTGTAGGCTGGATGTTATATAAAAACTGGGATTTAATAAAAAAGAAAGTATCAGAACTTTGGGATAAATTATTAAATTGGCTACAACCAGCAATAGATACAGTAAAGGCTGCTTTTGAAAAAATTATTGAAACTATAAATAAAGTAAAAGAAGCTTTTCAAAAAGTAAAAGAAAAAATTAGTGGAGCTATTGATAAACTCAAATTTTGGAATAAAACAGAGGCAAAAGATAAAGAAATAAATATTACAGAAAATACTAAAAAAACTACTGAAACAATAGGAGGAGCAAATAAGACAGGAGTAACACCCACTACTGTAAAAAATCCAAGACATGCTTTAGGTACTGCATACTTTAAAGGTGGAGTAACAGGGATTAATGAAGGTGAAAGAGATGAAACTGCAATTTTACCTGCTGGAACAAAAATTCTAAGTCATGAAGAAGGAAAAACTATACAAAAAAATAATACAAATAAAAAAATAGAAGTAATTATAAATATTGATGGTAATTTTATTGGTGAAAAAGAACATATGGAAAAATATGGAGAATATACAGCAAATAAGATTTTAGCAGCTTTAAACAATATGTAGGAGATAAGAAAATGAATATAATTTTTATAGTTGAAGATAATGGAG